TTGCTAAGATTCCCGCACAGCGTGTTTCTCATGCTAAAGAAACTGTTGATCCTGTGACCGCTTTAGGTGACAAGATTGCTGGTATGACTGTTGCTGACATTGCTAAAGCTGTTGACAAAACAGAACGTGGTCTTCGTACATTGTTGACACGTCGTGGCATCAAAGTTGCTGACTATGATGGTGCTGCTAAGAAAGCCAAAGCAGAAGCCAAAGCTGCTGCTTAATCTAGTTTTATAAACGATTGGTCGGGAGTTCTTAAAAAGCTCCCGACCTTTTTTACTTTAGCGAGTCGAAGATGAAGGTTACAATTACATACCATGACAACGACTCCTTCACAATAGAAGAGGTTGTCAAACAAGCCGTTCACAATTACGGCAAAACCGCACAAATAGAAATTATGCCTGAATCTACAATGGCATATGATCATATCTATTTTGGCTTGCAACAACTAATTACGCATGAGCAGTTGAGTTTACTGTACGACAAAGATACTGCTTATCAACAAGATATTAAAAAATTAAGAGAGTCTGTTCTCTATAAAGTCACAGAAATTATTGACCAAGTTATTATTGATAACGAATCGAAAGTAGGGTAATCTTGGATACATCAGCAGTAGTCTTAAATAAATTGCTAACTGAGCGAAACCTAGACATATGGGCTAAACTCAAATTAGTATTTCTGGATGCTGCATACTCTTCCTTGTACGGTGCTATAAATAAGTATTATGAGAAATACAGCGCTGTACCGTCATTTGACGATCTCGAAATAACCTTAAGGGAGGGTCCAGCGTCGAAGACGTTAGCAACCCTTCGGTTAACCGAGGTTCCTGACGTTTCAGCTGAGGTTGCGCTTGATGCGCTAATCGATCAGTATACACAAAATGAAACGGTAAAATTATTAGACAAATTTGTAGACAAACTACCGCTTTACGATTCAAACGAAATAAAAGATAACTTAGCAAACATAGCATTAACAATAGAAGAAAAAACCCATACAAGTGAAAAAGTGTTCACTATGGCTGATATGATGATGTTCCGTCATCCCGACGAACTGGAGAAAGAACGTGTTTATTTGGGCCTTAATAATACTTTTGACGCTGTGCTTGGTGGAGTGGCTCGCCAGGAACTCATCCTCATCGGAGGAAAGCGTGGATCTGGTAAGTCTATTACTAGTAGTAATATCTTTGTTAATCAGTATGAATCTGGTAATAGCAGCATTTACTTCTCAATAGAAATGACTGCTCAAGAAACAATGGAACGCAATTTAGCAATTTTAGCTAATGTGAACCTACAAAACTTAAAACAACACAAACTAACAGATGACGAAGTTCTTCGAGTAGTAAAAGCCCGAGCAGGAATGTTCCAAGATGCTGATGCTACTATCGGAGATTTTATGCGTCACAGAGACAGATTTAAATTTGAAGAACACCTAGTACGAAACCATCTCCTTAAAGTAGATAATCAAATGATTATTGTTGACGACAGAGACTTGACCCTAAGTAGCATCGACTTGCATATTGGTAAAGCCAAAGCAAAGTTTGGTGATAAACTAAAAGTTGCCGTTGTTGACTACATAAATCAAATTGTACTAGAAGGCACAGACCAATACGATTGGAAACCACAAATTGAAATATCCAAGAAGCTCAAAAATCTTGCGCGAAAGTACGAGATCGTTATGGTATCTCCGTACCAAATCGATGCCACAGGTGAGGCGCGTTTCGCCAAGGGCATCTTGGATGCGGCTGATATCGCCCTTACGATGGAGGCACATGACAAAGAGACCAATGCGATCAGTTTTGAAACAACAAAGATTCGAGGCGGCAAGGAAATGGCATTTACGTGCCCGATTGACTGGGACACCTTACGCATTAGCCCACAGTCAGTGGATAAACCAGCCGCTAAGGAAGTTGTTAAGAAAGCTGGGAAAAAGACCAAGACCGACGATTTAAAACAAGACGATACAGCATCTGACTTACCATGGAATTAAAATGAGCGATCCAGTACTAGAACTAATTAATAAAAACAGTTTAGCATTTAGCGTGTCGGGCCGCGACTACCTTATTAAGTGCTTAAACCCAGATCACGAGGATTCCAATCCTAGTTTTCGTGTTGATCGAGTTACTGGTGTTGCTCATTGCTTTAGTTGTGGCTTCAAAACAAACTTATTTAAATATTACGGGGTTTTTACTAATCCTGTACCTATGAAGATTGCGGCACTCAAAGAAAAATTAAATGAGCTAAGAACAAGCCACTTAGGATTAGAGTTACCTAACGGGCACACTCCTTACCTAAAGCAGTTCCGTGGAGTGAGTCCACAAACACTAAAATACTTTGGCGCATTCTATACTAATGTAGTTGAAAAACTTGTTGATAGAATCGTTTTCCCAATTAAAGATATTACTGGTAAAACAGTAGTGTTTGTTGGTAGGCATACGCTTAGCAACGGAAATCCAAGGTATATTAACTATCCTAGCGGAGTTAAGATGCCCGTATTTCCTGCACATCTTCCAAGCGGTTATCAGTCAATGGTAATTGTGGAAGGCGTGTTTGATATGCTAAATCTTTATGATAAAGGTTTAGAAAACGTAGTATGTGCCTTTGGCACAAACACTCTACAAAATGAAACAAAACAAAAACTATTGCCGTTTAAAGCACAAGGTATTACTCATATATATCTTTTATTTGATGGTGACGAGGCAGGCGATAAAGCTGCCAAAGCATTAAAACCTCTGATTGAAGCAGAGAACTTTATTGTTGAGATTATTAAATTGCCTGATGACAGAGATCCAGGCGAACTTGATGTATTTGAGGTTCGCTCGATTGCAGAATATATAAACAAATAGCCACAATACGCTATAAGAAAGTATTAAAATGAAAAAAATTGCATTAATTGACAAAGCTCCTAATCGTACTCGGTACAAAGATTATTTTCAGTTTGATTTTGATCACTACCACATGAGTTCAGTTCCTATTACAAAATTGTTGAAAAAAGACGTTGATCTTGAAGTAGACTTAACATCATATGATTTGGTGATCTTAGTAGGTGCTGAAGCCGCAAAAGAGTATGCTAAAATTACTTCAGTAACAAACTATGCTGGTACGCTAGTTGACGAAAAGTATGTGGCTATATCTAATCCCGCGATGTTGGCTTTTAAGCCAGAGGGCAAGCCTGACTTTCAGCGCGCAGTAGATAAGATTCACAAGTATATTGATGGTACGCTCAAAGGTCCCAGTGATGGCGACTTTAAAGGTATCAATGATACTCGTGAAGCTAAAGCCTTTTTACTAGAAGTTCTTGAAAATGCTCAGGGCTATGTAGCACTAGACACAGAAACAACTGGACTCTATCCTCGCGATGGGTATGTGCTTGGTGTTTCTATTAGTTATAAATCTAAGCATGGTCGCTACATTTTATGTGATGCTATGGATGAAGAGTGCATTGAATTATTGCAGAAAATTTGTAATACTTTCCATATTGTATTCCATAACATGAAGTTTGACTATAAAATGTTAGCCTATCATTTGGCTTTGACATTTGATCGTAACAAAGTTCATGATACTATGGTTATGCACTATGTGTTAGATGAAACTGATAGTCACGGTCTGAAACAGCTTGCTCTCAAGTACACAGACTATGGAGATTACGACTCAGAGTTAGATGATTTCAAGAAAGAGTATTGTGCTAAGAATGGCGTTTTACAAGACGACTTTACTTATGACCTTATTCCATTTGATACTATTAGTCGTTATGCTAGTATTGATACTGCCGTAACATACGACTTATTTATGAAATTTTGGCCTATCGTCCAAAACAACGATAAATTACGTTTCGTTTATGAAACGATTTTGATTCCTGGTACACTATTCCTAATGGATATGGAAGAAGTAGGAATCCCCATTAGTCAAGAAAGAATGGCTGCTGCCAACTTATATCTTGACGATGAGATTGAGAAAGCTAAGCAGGTGGTATATGGTTTTGAAGAAGTTAAGCGTTTTGAGCAAGATACTGGAAAGATCTTTAATCCCAATAGTGTTATGCAGTTACGGGTTGTTCTTTTTGACTATCTTGGTTTATCCCCCACTGGAAAGAAAACTGCTACAGGTGCAGTCTCAACAGATGCAGAGGTACTTGAACAGTTGTCAGAAGAGCACCCACTCCCTGCGGCGATTTTAAAGGTACGACAACTTGGAAAAATCCAAAACACCTATATTTCAAAGATTTTACCAGAGCTTGACCGCGATGGTCGCATACGTACAAATTTTAATCTTATATTTACTACTAGCGGTAGGCTTAGTAGTTCTGGGAAGTTCAACGCTCAGCAAATACCTCGCGACAATCCTATTATCAAAGGTTGCATCAAAGCTCCAGAGGGTTTTAAGATCGTTTCGCAAGACTTGACCACCGCCGAAATGTACTATGCAGCTGTGCTGAGTGGCGACAAGAACTTACAAGAAGTATTTTCTAGCGGTGGCGACTTTCACTCAACTATTGCTAAAATGGTGTTTGACTTGCCTTGTGCGGTTGAAGACGTTAAGAAAAAGTATGGCAGTATGCGTCAGAGTGCTAAAGCTATTTCTTTCGGTATTTTGTATGGTTCGGGTGCTAATAAAGTATCACAAACTGTATCAAAAGCCACTGGCGAAGATTATCCAGTTGACCGTGCCAGAGAAGATATTAAACAATACTTTAAGAAATTTAGTAAGTTAAAAAATTGGCTAGACACACGCAAATCATTTATTGAACAAAATGGATACACTTACTCATTCTTTGGTAGAAAACGCCGCTTACCAAATGTCTTTAGCTCAGATAAAGGTATTGCAGCACATGAAGTCAGATCAGGAATCAATGCCGAAGTACAAAGCCTTGCCTCAGACGTTAATTTACTTGGTGCAATGCGAACTGCTGAAGAAATTAAAGCAAAAGGCATTGACGCAAACATCTTCATGTTAGTACACGACTCTATTGTTGCACTAGTAAAAGAAGAACACGTAGATGCGTATTGTGAAATCTTAAAACGCAATACTCAACACAAGTGGGGTTGTGAAATCCCAAATACTCCTATTGGCGTTGACCAAGACGTAGGCAGTGACTATAGTTTTGGCGACTGGGAAGGTTACTATGAAACTACAGGAAATCGTATTTCCCGTGTTCAGGCTGGGTGAGAAACAGCCTGAAACAGAGGGTGGCATAGTATACTATAAATCAGAATATAGTGATAAGGATACTGCTGAACACACAACAAACTATAGGTTTGTAGACGATAAGTCTATTGATAAACCTACTTTAGGCTTACGAAGACTTGCTTTGCAAGGCAAAGCAACGTTGTTTCCTATAAGTTCAGCAGTATACTTTCTTGTAGATATTATTAAGTTAGCAAAATCAACAACATGGTTTATTGATAGCCACGGACAAGTTTTTCAACATAAAAAATCTACGCGCGCCAAACTGACAACAAAGAAGATTACTAAAGTGTTACCTGCGGAGGGTATAGGGTGTGTATTAGAATTGGAAGGCGTGGCTCATAGATTCAAAACTATGATTCAGCCTGAAAGCTATCACCAATACGCAGGGGTTTTATATATGGATAATAGCTATTTATTTTACGGATACTACGAATATCCACAAAAAGATACGTGGAGACTAGTATAGTGGCAAAAGCAGTTATATCAAACAGAATATACTTAGATAATCCAGGTGTAGAGCATACTAAACACGTAATTAAGTCTCTTACCTACAAAATACATAAAGACACTGGTTCAAAGAAATTTGCTAGTGTCGAAACAATTAAAAACTATAAGTCGTTAATCAAGGGAATTCTTTCTATCCCACAAGGTCGTACAGACTTAATCCCCAAAGATTACGAAATAATAGATAAACGAGTTTTAGTTCCAGCACCTTTTCCTGTCCCTAAATTTGAGCTTTATGAAGATCAACAAACAATCTACAATGAAGTAGAGGGTACTTGCTTTATAAATGCTTTACCAGGTTGGGGAAAGACTTTCACAGCACTACATCTTGCCAGAAAGTTCGGACAGAAAACTTTAGTTATAACACATACCGCAGCTTTAAGAGATCAATGGATTGAAGAAATTGAAACCCTATTTGGTTGCGAATGTGGAATCATAGGCGGTGGTGATTTAAACTATGAGGATCACTTTATTACTGTTGCAAACATACAGACTTTAGTTAAGCATACTGCGGAACTTGCTAAAGAGTTTGGAACAGTAATATTAGATGAAGCGCATCATTGTCCTGCAACAACATTTGCTGGAACAGTTGATAGCTTTCATGCCAAATATAGAATAGCCCTTAGCGGGACTATGATAAGAAAAGATGGTAAACACATTCTTTTCAAAGACTATTTTGGTACAACAGTATTAAAACCACCCGTTTCTAATACTATACCCCCTACTATTCACATGGTAAAAAGTGGCATTACTCTTAAACCTAATGCTACCTGGGTAGACAAAATAACGGACTTAACACAAAATGACAACTATAGAAAGTTTATTAGCGATATTGCTAATTTACATATTGCTGAAGGTCATTCTGTTCTCATTATAGCGGATCGTGTAGAATTCTTAGAGAAAGTAAAAGAGTATGTTGGTGAAACGTGTTTGTTGGTTACTGGGGGAACCAGTTTTGAAGATAGACAACGAGCAAAAGAGCAAATCCTTGCCAAAGAAAAAATGTGCATTGCTGGTAGCAGGCAAATATTTTCAGAGGGAATTTCAATCAACATCCTAAGTTGTGTAATCTTAGCTGTTCCTATGTCAAACGATAGTTTACTAGAACAAATTGCTGGTAGAATTATGCGAATGCATGACGGTAAACTAGACCCAATTATAGTAGACATTCAATTTGCTGGATACGCTGATAAGAAGCAAAACACAGATAGGTTAGGGCTTTATCTCCGCAAAGGCTGGAAAGTGTTAGCGTAGATAAAATTTCACTTGTCAAATGATATCTAAAATGGTATAATATTTATTAAGTTTCAGTATATGACCCTTTTCTTCAACCTTGGATTGCTTGAGTCCGAAACACAATGCGACTCAACAAAATTAGTTGAAACTTTAAGATTGCATTTTATTAGAAAATCTATTCCTAAAAACCAATACAGTAAAATCAAACCGATTTTTAACTTAAAAGGTAATAGTTTTCTAATAAACCCTGCTCGTTTATTTACTGATAACGTAACAGATATTGTACATAAAGCACAATACATAAGATTAGCGGGGCGTAGAACTTACGCCATATATAAACATTACGGTTACACATATCTAGACCTATCTTTTTATTCAGATATTGACTTAAACGCAATAAAATCAAATCCGCTACTAAAAATAACAGAAAACAAAATTCACTTCAAATACGAGGAAAAATAAAAATGGCACTTAGTTTTAAAAATACCAAAGGTAAAGCACAATCAAACAAAGTCGAATCTTACGAATACAAAGATGGCGAAAATACGGTCCGCTTAATTGGCGGAGTTCTTCCACGATACATTTATTGGCTGAAAGGCACTAATAACAAAGATATTCCAGTTGAATGTTTGGCGTTTAGTCGTGAAAAGGAGAAGTTTGATAACATTGAAAAAGATCATGTTACTGAGTACTTCCCAGAAGCAAAATGCTCTTGGAGCTATTCTGTAAATTGTATTGACCCTAAGTCGCAAAAAGTTGTTGCTCTTAACTTGAAAAAGAAGTTGTTTGAGCAAATTGTTACAGCGGCTGAAGATTTGGGAGACCCTACTGACTATGATACTGGTTGGGATGTTGTATTCAAGCGTGTAAAGACAGGCCCACTGCCTTTTAATGTTGAGTATACATTGCAAGTTTTGCGTTGCAAAGCCCGCCCATTAACTGATGAAGAGCGTGCTATGGCTGACGCTGCTAAGAATATTGATGAGAAGTTTCCTCGTCCTACGGAAGCAGATGTAAAAGCCTTGTTGGAAAAGATTACTACCAATAGTGAAGAAGATGGCGAAGCCGAATCTTCTGAGCAAGAAGCAGTCAAAGAACTTGGTTAAAAAACTTAAGCCCGCTAAACGAAATGCTTAGCGGGCTTTTCTGTCTCATAAGGCAATATGAAAGTATTATTTACAGCTGACGTCCATATCAAATTGGGTCAGAAGAACGTACCCATTGAATGGGCTAAGAATAGATTTAATATGCTCTGGCAACAACTCTACGACCTACAAACGGAATGCGATATGTTTGTTATTGGCGGAGATGTATTCGATAAGCTTCCTAACATGGAAGAACTAGAAACATATTTTGATTTGGTTAATCACTGCAAAATTCCTACTATTATTTACGCGGGAAATCATGAAGCAGTTAAAAAGGATACAACTTTCCTTACTAACCTAAAACAAGTTACCAATCGTTTAAATCCACAAGTAGAAATTATTGATGACTACTGCAAAGTGGAAAATATGGACTTTATACCATATAATAAATTAAAAGAGTTTGAAAAAGACCCTTTTCAAATTCGTGGGAATATTTGCTTTACACACGTTCGTGGAGAGATTCCACCACACGTAAAGCCTGAAATGGATTTAGAGCTATTTGCAAGTTATGATGTTGTTTTAGCAGGCGACTTACACAGCTACGAAAATTGTCAAAAAAATATTATCTATCCTGGTAGTCCCGTTACTACTAGTTTTCATCGTCATAATGTGGATACTGGTGTGGTTATACTAGATACTACGACTCTAACACATGAGTGGCGCAAACTACAGTTACCTCAACTTATTCGTCGTACAGTAGCTGTACATGACCCTAAACCTCAAACTGACTACGATCACACTATTTATCAGGTTGAGGGCGATATGCAAGAACTTGGCGAACTAGAAGACTCAGATCTAATTGATCGTAAAGTAATTAAGCGGGATACAGATAGTGCCCTAATCCTAGACAAAGAAATGTCTATGTCAGAAGAAATTCGTGAGTATCTTGCCTACATCCTAGAGTTGCCAGAAGATACTATTGAAAACGTATTAAAGGAATTCCAAAATCATGCAGACAAGATTGAATCCGAATAAAGCGGAAGTTTGGTCACAAACCAACTGCCCCGCTTGCCAAGAAGCTAAACGTTTACTAACTTCATATGCTATTGAATATACAGAGTGTATGATTGGCGTTGGTACATATACTAAAAAAGATTTAATTGAAAAAGTACCAAACGCTCGTTCAGTACCACAAATATTTATTGGTGGTGAGTATATAGGCGGGTTACCAGAACTAAAAAAGAGACTACTCGTAAATGATAACTATAAAACAACTACGATGGGCTAACGCCTTTAGTTACGGAAAAGATAATAAGATTGATTTTATTTCAGCCCCGCTTACACAACTAGTAGGGCGTAATGGGCACGGTAAAAGTTCTATTGCTCTTATCTTAGAAGAAGTATTATTTAATAAGAATTCAAAAGGCATTAAGAAAGCAGATATCCTTAACCGCCATATTAAAGATAAAACCTATACTATTGAATTAGACTTTAATCGAGATGATGTAGACTATACAATTAAATCTAGTCGTGGTACTGCTCAAACTGTTAAACTATTTAAAGAAGGTGTAGATATATCTGCACATACTGCAACCGCAACCTATAAAATGATCGAAGATATACTGGGTTTTGATCACAAGAGTTTTGCACAGATTGTTTATCAATCAAATGCCAGCAGTTTAGAATTTTTAACAGCTCCTGATACTGCTCGTAAAAAGTTTCTTATTGAAATTCTTAATTTAGGTAAATATACTCGTGCTGCTGAAGTTTTTAAAGAAGTAAGTACTCAACTTACCAAAGATATTGCAGCAGTACAATCTCAAGTAAATACTGTATCTAGTTGGTTAAATAAGTATGAAAAAACTGATTTAACCTTAAAAGACGTTGTTGCCGCACCTGAGTTAGATACAAGTTTAATAACAGAAGCTTCAGCTTTAGAATCTAGCATAAATAGTATTGAGTCTACTAATAAAAAGATTAGTCAAAATAATACTTACAAACAACTACAGTCCAAAATTAAACTTACGCCTGTTCCTGAAAAGCCTGAAGAAGGTATTGAGGGTTATCAAGCAGAAGTAGCAAAATTATCTAAAACAGTTAGTGATGCTCAGGCTTTTGTTATAAAAAT